CCAAGGTTGCCAAGGAATTCGTGGCGGCCGACAAGAAGCAGGGCAAGTTTCAGGGCAAGAAGTAGCCCACCAACCGGGAGATGTGACCGTGGCCGACCAATTCGACCCTCTGCAAGCTGATGTACTGCCGCCGGATGCCAAGCCGGGCGGCGAACCCGCGCCCCAAGACTCGTTCCGGGGCCGGTCTACCGATACTTCGCTCCGCGAATCGCTCGACAAGGCGTTCGCGGACGAGGCACCGGAAGGCTCCCCGGCGAAGACGCCCGCGTCGAAAGACGGCGCAGGTGAACCTCCCGGCACCGCGCCCGAAACTGCGCCGGGGAGCCGCCCACGTCGGGCTGATGGCAAGTTCGCCAAGGCCGACGAGGCTGCGCCGCCTGTTGAAGTGCCGAAGTTCGCCGACCAGAAGGTCGAGACCCCCGACGAGCAGCGGGCGAAGGCTCCCGCGTCGTGGAAGCCCGAGAAGGCGGCCCTCTGGGACAAGATTCAAGACCCGGATGCCCGCGCCTACATCCACGAACGCGAGCAGCAGCTTCAAGAGGGCTTCCAGCGGGCCGCGCAGGTGCGGCAGGTGGCTGAGTCGGTCCTCAACGAGTTCACGCCCTACCAAGAGATTCTGCAACAGGAGAACGCGACGCCCGCGACGGCGATCCGCGCCCTGCTCCAGACGGCCTACGCCCTGCGCACGTCGCAGCCCGAGTATCGGAAGGCGCTGTTTGTTCAACTCGCGCAGCAGTACGGTGTTGATCTGGGTCAACCCATCAACCCCGACCTTGCGCGAGCGCAAGCCGACGCCGACCGGCTCCGTATGTCCCAAATGGAACAGACGGCGTTCCAACAGACGCAGCAGGAGATGGCAATTGCCGCCCAAGTGGAGGCATTTGCCGCCCAGCATGAGTTCTTCCCCCACGTCCGCGAGATCATGGGGCGTCTGTTGAAGGGCGGGGTGGCTCCCGACCTCGAAACGGCCTACCAGCAGGCCGTCCAGATTCACCCCGAGGTCCGCGCGGCGCTGGAGCAGCGGAATGTCGCCGCAGCCCGACAGCAGCAGGAGGAGGCCGCCCGGCAGCGCGCGGCGCGGGCGACGGCGGGCGGGTCGGCGCCCGGCGGCGGGGCTATGGCGATCCGCCAGCAGGGGCAGCCGCAGGCGCCGGGGCGGTTCCGCAACGCCGCCGACCTCCGCTCGGACATCGAAGCGGCGTTCGACTCGGCCAATCGGGGCGGTTGACGCGAAAGTGGGCGCTCGCTAACATGGGAGCGCCGAACCCCTTTGTCTGGGGCCATCGCGCGCCCGAAGCCCATGCGGCCCATCGGTTGATGTGAAGCAGCTTTCATCTCAACATACAGGAGCCTGACATGGCCTTCGCCAACCCGAATTACACCGACATCATCGCAACGACGATTCAGTCCCGCACGGGCCGCATCGCCGACAACGTCACCTACAACAACGCTCTCCTGACGCGGCTGCGTCAGCGCGGGAACGTCAAGCCGTTCTCGGGCGGTAACGTCATCCTGCAAGAACTGAGCTTCGCGCCCAACGCGAATGCCGGTTGGTACGCCGGTTACGACACCCTGCCGATCAACGCGCAGGACGTGATCTCGGCGGCGCAGTACGACATCAAGCAGGCCGCCGTCCCGGTCACGATGTCCGGTCTCGAAATGCTCCAGAACAGCGGCAAGGAGCAGATCATCGACCTCATGGAAGCGCGGATCAAGGTCGCCGAGTCGAGCATGGCGAATCTGATCTCGCAGGGTCTCTACTCCAACGGCACGGCGGCCTCGGGCAAGCAGCTTACGGGCCTCGCGCTGGCGGTCAGCAAGACCCCCGGCACCGGCGCCTACGGCGGCATCGACCCGGCCACCTACACGTTCTGGCAGAACAAGGCCACGGACCCGACCACGGCGACCAGCGCCACGAACATTCAGGGCTACATGAATACCATGTGGGCCTCGCTCGTTCGCGGCACGGACCGGCCCGACCTCATCATCGCCGACAACATCTTCTGGGGCTTCTACATGGCTTCGCTCCAGAACATCCAGCGTTTCACCGACAGCGAAATGGCTCGGCTGGGCTTCACGACGGTCAAGTACATGGACGCCGACGTGGTGCTGGACGGCGGTATCGGCGGCTACGCCCCGGCGTCGTCGATGTACTTCCTCAACACCGACTACCTGTTCTTCCGTCCGCACCGCGACCGTAACTTCGTCGCGCTGGACCCGAGCAAGCGTTACTCGGTGAATCAAGACGCCGTCGTCCAGATTCTCGCGTTCGCGGGCAATCTGACCTGTTCGGGCCGCCAGTTCCAAGGCATCCTGTTCGACTAACGGTTGACGATGTGGCTTGTACGCCGTCCCGGCCACTACCGGGACGGCGTTTTGCCGCGAAAGGACGAGCATGTCGAAGGAATACGGAAGCGCGACGATCAACGCGGTGAACAACGTCAGGAACACCCTGCCGTTCCAAGAACCCATCGGCGCGACAAACGACACGGTGCCTGACACTCTGGCGAACGGCACGATTGGCGGCGGCTTCGCGGCCACCGACACGACGCCGAATTTCGAGCTGGAGACCGTCGGCAGTTCCGACCAAGTCAAGGCGTCGCTGTATGTCATGGCCGACGTGGATGTTGGCGCGGGCGTGACTGTTGCGACCGTCGCGTCTGGTCACATCACTGCGGCGACCGGCGGAACATACACCGTCGTCAAGGCGGTGAAGGCTGGAGAATACTGCTGGGTCCACGCGACCTAAGCCCCCGCCGCCGGGGAGGCGGCACAACCGGGAGATGTGATGCAAGGCTTCGACTTCGAGAACGCGCAGGATGGCCCCCAACCGGGCGATGAGCGCCTGTTCGTGCAGTTCTACGATGGAGTGCGGAAGGACAAGGTTGCGTCGGAGGAAGCGGGCCGTCCGATCTTCAAGACGGTGCCGTGGGTGAAGATTCTGATCCCCGGCGACCGCAACTCGGTGGTCGACACCTACGCCGACGACACCTACATCAAGCGATTCCCGAAGCAGTGGGCCGCGTATCAGGCCAAGGAGTCGCAGCAGGTGCAGGGCACGCTGCTCGCCGACACGCCGTTGGTCACTCGGGCGCAGCTTGCGGAACTGGAGTATTTCAAGGTCTACACCGTCGAGCAGCTTGCGGAAGGCAACGACAACCTCGCCACGAAGATTCCGGTCTTCCACGAACTGAAGCGCAAGGCCCAAGCGTTCGTCGCGCAAGCCAAGGACTCGGCGCTCGCGCAGAAGCTCACCGCCGAGAACGACGCGCTCAAGCTCCGTGTGAACCAACTGGAAGGCGAGATCGGTCGACTGTCGCAGATGTTCGATGCTGCTGTGAAGGGCGCTTCGCAGGCGCCGCAACCGGAGCATCAGCGTGGCGAACAGCACCGTCCTCGAAATCGTCCAGCAGGCGTTTGACGAACTCGGGCTATACCCGACACCGCAGAACGCGGTAGGCAACGCCGACCTGCTGGTTCGGCAGATCACGTCCCTCTACACCGCCGTCGGGCAGACGCTCGTCAAGCGGCGCGTGTGGAGGGCGTTGCTTTCGCAGTTGAACTTCACGGGCGTCGCCGGGCAGGCCGTCTACACCCTGCCGCTCGACTACGACCGCCCCATCTCGCAGACGGAGTGGGACCAGACGAACCACTGGCCCCTCATGGGGCCGATGACGCCGCAGCAGATGCAGACGTTGCAGAGCGGCATCATCTCGCTCGGCCCGCGCATCAAGTTCCGGCTGATCGGCAACAAGCTGGAGATGTTCCCCACCCCGAACACGGGGCAACTGTTCGTCTTCAACTACGTCAGCAAGGGCTGGGTGTTGGAGGACAACAACGGGGCCATCATCCGGCTCACGAAGCCCGCGCTCGACACCGACGTTGCGATCTTCGACGACCGTCTGATGATCGCCGGGGTGAAGCTCCGGTTCTACCAAGCCAAGGGCTTCGATACCTCAACATACGCGCAGGACTTCCAAGTGCTGCTCGACGATGCGGTGGCGCAGGACAGCGGGGCGCAGAAGCTCAACCTCGCGCAGTCGCCCTCCACCTACCTCATCAACACGACGAACGTGCCTGACGGTAACTGGACGGCAGTCTGATGGGACGCCGCCCCACGCCCTTCGCCCCGGTCGCGCGGAACGTCGCGTCGACCGTGTCCATCCCGGCCCCGATTGCGGGGCTGAACGTGCGCGACTCGCTCGCGGCGATGGATCAACGCTTCGCGCCGTCGATGGAAAATATGTTCCCGACGGCGTGGGGCGTGCAGGTTCGCAAGGGCTACAAGGTTCACTGCGACATGCCGCAAACGGGCAAGGTCCGCACGTTGATGGACTACGCCAAGCCGACGGGCGACGAGATGCTGTTCGCGGTGCAGGAGATTCCCGGCGGCACGGGCAAGATTTACGACGTGACGACGAGCAGCGCCGCGCCGCCGTTCCAGCGCGACACCGGCACGCCGTTCGTGCAGGCCATCAACTACACCAATGCGTTCGGCACGTTCCTGCTGTGCTGCGACGGTGTCGACACGCCGTTCTACTACAACGGGACGGCGTGGCAAGACCTGACGATGACGGGCGAGATCGTGCCGCCCACCCCCGGCCCCGGCGTCAACCTCGACCCCAAGAAGCTGATCGAC